AATAACATTGAACAATATGTTAATAATAAAATTTTAACCCAAAATAATTATTTATCAGATATTTATTATTGGTTTAAAGATGTTCAATTAGAATCAGAAACTGTTTTAATAATAAAAAATTTATTAAATACGCAAAATGATATTGAAATTCGTGATAAAATTCTTTTACAAAATATTATATCACCATATGAAACTGAACCTATAAAAAAAAGTAAGTTAATTTTTAAAAAAAAGAAAACAAATAATTCATCATTTGATGATAATGTTGTTGAATTAATAAATGATTATCTTATTAATGATAATTATATTATAATAAAATCTTTTATTGAATCAAGATGTAAAGAAATACCTGAAAAAAATAATTTTTGTGAAGTAATGCTAAATATGTATTTAACAAATAATTATAAATGTATTTTAGATTTAATTGAAGAATTAATTAATAATCAAGTTTTATTTAAAAGTAATATTAGTAAAGGTCTTATTAATATTTATAATAATAATGATTTACTTAAAAATAATAAAAATGAAAAAGATTTGGTAAATAAACTAAAAATATTAGGTATAACTAAAAACTTAGAATTTATTATGGATAAATATAAAAATGAATTATCTGTTTAATATTTAACCAAATAATAGTTACTTAAAAATTATATAAGAGCATATTGTGTTTGTAGTAGTAATAATATTGATGCTTTTGCAAATGGGTGTAAATAAATATTATTTATTATATTCACTACCTTTATACAATAAATTAGCCTAAATATAAATAAATTTTTGATATACATCCAATTAATTGTAATAAAGTATCATTACCACCATTTACTCTAATATAACTTAAACTAATTATTTCGTATATTTTTAAAATAGTTTCATCATTTAAATTTACTATTTTTTTTTCTATTAAACATTTCATAAAAGTAAGTAAAATATCATTTGGTGTATATCCTTTATAGTATAGATCTTTAATTGTATTAATTGATTCAAATAAATTACCGTTAATACAATTTAAAAGTATTTTTTCAATATAAATTGGTTTTGGTTGGTCAACAATCTTATTTATATTTTCGATTGTTAATTTTTTATAAGAATGATAAATACATTCTAAATTATTTATTATTTGTCTAATATCATAATCAGATAAAAATAATAGTTCATTTATAGCATCATCAATATATTCAACTTTTTCAATTTCACAAATAGATTTTATTTTATTAAATAAATTTTCTTTACTTAATCTACCATATTTAATAATCATACACCTGGATTGAATAGATTCTGTTATTTGCGAGCAATCATTACATATAAAAACAAATCTTGTATTTTTCCTATATTCAGCAATTATATTTGATAGTAAATTTTGAGCTTTTGTTGTTATAGAGTCAGCTTCATCTAAAATAACTAGTTTATGTAAATTTTTATTTATTTTTTTTTTACAAAAAGGTAAAATAGTATTATTAATAATAGATAAACCTCTATCATCTGATGCATTTAATTCTAAAACACTTTCATTTATATTTTTCTCACCATATATTTGTTTTGCTAAACAAATTATTGTCGAGGTTTTACCAGTACCAGGTTCACCAGTTATTATCATGTTTGGTATTGATTTATTTTTAACAATATTATCAATTTTTTCTTTTATAAAAGGATCTAGTAAAATATCTTCAGAAGTTTTCGGTCTATATTTTTCAACCCAAGGTGTTTTAATATGCAATGATGAAACATTATCATTTATTGATTTTTTATTTGTAGTATAAAAACTTATTGATGTATTCATTAATATTTAATTAATTAAATCTTTATTTAATTTTTCTTCAATAAAATTAAAACTTAATCTATTTGAATTATATTCTTTTTTATTATTTTTATTATATTCATCATTTAATAATTTAAGTTCATGGACTTCGGGAGAAATCTCTATTAAACTTTCATAATCTTCTTTAGACAAATGAAACCATGGTTTATGAACACCAAATGATTCTGAATTATATATTGATTCTACGGAAAAAAATTTTGCATATTCAATTTTTGGGACATTTAATTTAATATTATCATATTTACGAGTAAAAAAATAATCTTCAGGTAAATGTTTACAATTATCAAAATAAAAGTTTTTTTTTATTATTTCCAACATTTTACTTTTCTTTCGTAATGATAACCCGCCATTACCAACATTGTTTGCATCATGTTTATTAAATGTTTTAAATGGATCTAACCATGGTGCACCAACATAGTCAAAGATTAAAAATGAATTAATGAAATACTTAAATCTTTTCCTAATTATTGTATCTGTTTGAAATATTAAAAAATATTCAGTATTAATTAAATCATAGAATTTCTCATCATATAATAAAAAACAATATTGTATTATTGATAAATTATCTATTTGTAAATTAATTAATTTAATTCTATCTATCATATGTAAAAAATTTTCTTTAATAATTTTATATAAACAATCTTTATTTTTGTTACCATAAAATATTATAAATGACCAATCATTATCTAAATTAGTAAAAAAATTATTTAAAACAAATTGTAATGCATTATGAATCCTAGGCTCAATAATTATAGCTGTATATTTCATTAAATATAGATTATATTATTTATATTTAATAAACAAAAATAATATTTAATAAACTAAAGAATAATTTAATACTTCTTTTATATTTGATACTGAATATATTTTAAAATTATCATCAATTAATTCTAATTCTTCTTTTAATAATATATCAACATCTTCTTGGTTTTCTTCTGGATATAAAGCAATATTGACTCCTGCTTTTTTTGCACCATTAAGTTTATATTTTAAACCACCAATTGCAGTAATATTACCAAGTAAATCAATTTCTCCAGTTAATGCAATTTTATTATTAACTGGTATATCTGATAATAGAGAATATAATGCTAATGTAATTGCAGCACCTGCACTAGGTCCATCTTTTTTTACAGAACCTTCAGGACAATGTAAATGAATACCAAACGGATTTTTTTTTATTTCATCTTTTATATTTTGTGATAATAAATTGAGTGCTATTTTTAAAGAATATTGTATTGATTCTTTCATTACATCACCTAATGAACCTGTTAAATTCAATTCTAATGATTTTTCAGAAGGGAATTTAATTGCTTGTATTGTAGTAATTCCTCCTAATCCTGCTGAATTTGCATATAGACCATTTACAACTCCAATTGTTGCCTTATCAATAATTTTTTTTATTTTTATTTTTGGTTTTAATTCAAATATTTTTTCACAAAATTCTTTTTTTATAATAAAAGGGAAAATAATTGTATCATCATAAAATCTTTGTAAATTAATTTCTCTTATTAGTTCAACTATTTTTTCTTTTAATTTTCTTACTCCTGCTTCCAATGTATATGTTTCAATTATATATTTGATTATACTTTCATTAAAAATTATTTCATTTGTTGAAAAACCTACATCTCTACAAACTTCTGGTAACATATAATTATTGACTATTTCTATTTTTTCAAAAATACTCAATGGTTTTGTTTCAATTATAGTTATTCTATCTTTTAATATTGGATCAATTAAATCAACATCGTTAAATGAAAAAACAATTAATACTCTTGATAAATCTAATTTAACACCAGAAAAAAATTTATCTTCAAAATCATCATTTTGTGTTGCATCAGTTAGATGTGTTAATATTGATATTATTTCTTTACCATTTTCAGTTGTTGATACTTTATCTAATTCATCAATAAAAATAATAGGATTCATACACTTTGTTGTTATTAAAATATCAACAATTTTACCCCAAGTTGAACCTACATATGTATAATTATGACCTATTAATGTTGATCCATTTACAGCTCCACCTATTGCTAAAAATGAAAATGGTCTGGGTTTCCCATTTTTATCTTTTAAACATTTAGATAGTCCATTTTTTGCTAATGAAGTTTTACCTGTACCTGGAGGTCCTAATAAACCAAGTACTGCACCTTTTTCTTCTCCATTAATCCATTGTGCAAAAATTCTTTCTAATTGTTTTTTAGCTTCTTTATGACCGTAAACTGAATCATCTAATATTTTTCTTACTTCTTTTAAATATTTTTTTTTGGTATTTTTAAAATTAGTCCATTCATTTAATAAATCAGAACTATTATTTTTAAAAAAAGTATCTATTTCATAATCTGAATATATTTTTACTGGTAGTTTATCAATAAATTTTTTTTTAAAAGTCATAATTTCATTTTCATTATATTGATTAAATGGTATTTTTAATAAACCATCTAACCAAGCTTGTGCTTTTGAATCACCTTGTATATTATTTTTAATTAATTTTAATTTTTCAATAGCTTTTACTTTTGTAGATTTATCAGAATTTAATAATTGTATCTTTTTTTCATAAGATATGTCTGATTCTGATATCTCTAATAATTCTTTCTCTTCTGTTTCTGATTTTATTTTTGCAATATCTAATCTTTTTCTTATTGAATGATGTAAAGAATTATAAATTTCAATTGCAATATTTTTTTTATCCTTCATTTTAAAAATATCAAATAAAATATATGCTAACTTTTGATCTTCGTCATTACTTATTAAAAATAATGTTAACATATCTATCTTTCGATATTTAGATCCAAGTATAAATTCATTTATTAATAACATTATTGGTTTTCCTTGAATATTTTTAAAGTCATTATATTTCTTTTTGATTTCATTCATTATTTCTTTTGGTTCTAAAATTATTTTATCTCTTAAATTGAAAACTTCAAAATAATTATATTTAAATTGTGTTGGTATATTTGTTAAATCTCTTAATAAATAATCATTATGATTTGCTAATATATTTTTAATAAATTTATAATTTAAACTTAAATTGAATAAATCATCAATAAATATGCCTTGGAAAACAATTATAGTTTCACCTAATTTAACATATATAGTTATACCTACTTTACTTTCAATTAAATTATTAGCTTTTTTATTTTTTTGTAAAAGTATATTTTTATCTCCTAATTCTTTTTTTATTTCATTTTTTGTAAATAAATTTATAATATTATTTTGTTCATAATCATTATCAATAAATGTTTCTTGAACATTTTCTTGTTGATTAATTATTGAATTTATAAACATAGTTTTAAAAAAATCATTACTGTTATTAAATGTATTATTGTTTGGTATTAGTATTATTTTATTTTTTCTATTTTTATATTCATCTTCACTTTCTTCTGAGTGAATATTATTTATCCAAATGGATGTTATTCTTACAAAATCATTAATAAATTTTATAACCTCTAGATCATTCTTAGTAAAATAATTTTCATATAGACAATCTATAAAAAATAAGTTATTTTTTATTCTTTTTACTGATAATAAATTAGAATAAAATATTAAATCTTTTTTTAATTTTATTATTTTAAATGTTTTTGATGTAATATCATTCAAATCAAATGAATGTTTAAGATTTTCAAAAATTTTTAATATATTTATATAATGGGTATTTGATTCTTTAAAATAATTTATATTGTTTAATTCTATTAAATTTAATACTTGTTTATTAAAAAAAGATTTTAATATTTCAAATTTAATTTTTTTTTTTTTTATATTTTTTATTTTAAATAATGATTTTAATATAAATTTTTTTAATATATTTGAAATATTTTCATTCATATATATTTAATATATAATTTATTAATTTTTACATTAAACCAATTATTTATTCCTTATCTGATTCATCATCTTCATTTTCGTCTTCATCAATATATTCAAAATCATCATCAATAAAATCTAGCTCATTTTCATCTTCTATTGAATCTATTTTAATTTCTATTATAATTTCTTTTTTTTCTTCGACTAAATCATGTAATTTATTAACAAGATTTGTATCTTCTTTTTTATCTACTTCTATCAATTCTTGTGTTAAATTATCAATATTACTATCATCGTCATCTAATATAAAATTTAAAATATCATTATTATTTTCCATAATAATATTATAATTTAAATTAGAATTTATTTTATTATTTATTATTCGTTTTATTATATCTATTATTAGTTTTATTATATCTATTATTTTTTATTGATATCAAAATAATAAAAATGAATTCATTTTACACTCATCTAATTTTATACTCATCTAATTTTTATTCCTTTTTAAGTAATAAAAATTGAATTCATTTTATACTCATCTAATTTTTATTCCTTTTTAAGTAATAAAAATTGAATTCATTTTATACTCATCTAATTTTTATTCCTTTTTAAGTAATAAAAATTGAATTCATTTTATACTTATCTAATTTTTATTCCTTTTTAAGTAATAAAAATTGAATTTATTATTTAAATATGTGTAATCAATAATATTATGAATTTGAATTATCAACCTAATATAAATATTGGTACACTTGGTAGTGTATCCGATGGTAAGTCTACAATGATTTATCAGTTAACTGGTATAAAAACACAAAAACATAGTTCAGAAAAACAAAGAAATATTACAATAAAACCTGGTTATGCAAATTTAAAAATATGGTATTGTGATTCTTGTGAAGAGTACGATTCATCATCTTCAGAAAAAAATGATTTTTTATGCAGATTTTGTAATTCAAATTGTATATTAGCAAATCATATTTCTTTTGTTGATTGTCCTGGTCACGCAGAATTAATTTTAACAATGATGGGATCATTAAGTTTAATGAAAGGTTCAGTTGTTGTTATTTCTGCGGCAGAACCAATAAATAAAAAACCACAACTAAGACAACATTTAATTGCATCAAAAATGGCAAATATAGATAAATTAATTATATGTTTTAATAAATTAGATTTAATTTCAAAGGAAGTTGCTATTGAAAGAAAAAAAGAACTCGATGAATTATTAACTGAATTAGAAATTAAACCATATATAATTATTCCAACATCCTTTAATAAAAAATTAGGTTTAAATTACTTATTAAAAGCAATGATGGATGTTTTTTCACCTCAAGAAAATACTTCTAAAAAGGAATCCTTTTTTAGAATAACAAGATCATTTGATATAAATAAACCTGGTACTAATTGGGATGATGTTAAAGGTGGTGTTATTGGTGGAAGTTTAATAAGTGGTGAACTTAATATAGATGATACTGTTGAAATTAAACCTGGAATTATATCTAAAGGTAAGGATGGTAAATTTATATGTCAGTCAATTATTACAAAAATAAAATCACTTGAAACAGATGGTAATATTATTGAGAAAGTTATACCTGGAGGTTTGATTGGTATAGGAACAGAAATTGATCCATATTATTGTAAAAATGATATGTTAAGTGGTAGTGTAATGGGTAAACCAAATACATTGCCAGATGTTTATAGTGAAATAAAATTAAAATATAAAAAACTTGATGATTTTGACGGTAAATGGGATCCAAAAAATGGAGACACTGTATTTTTACAAATTGGTAATGTATCAGTTGAAAGTAGATTAGCAAAAGTAAATAAGGAAAATTTTATATTTTCCTTATTAAAACCTGCATGTATTGAAAATAATAGTAAAATATTAATTTGCAGAAAAGATGATGGTATTTTAAAAATTGTAGGTATTGGTAATTTTTAATATATTTATTTTATTTTCTTTTCTTTTATAATGAATAATTATTATAAAAGAAAATATTTAAAATATAAAAATAAATATTATAAACTTAAAGGCGGTGCATCCAATAATATTGTCAGTAAAGAATATACTATTTATACAACTGGTATTGCTGAATGGGGATATTTAGATAATATGTATAAATATTGGAATGAAACTTTATGTTCAAAAATATGTAACACTATCCCATCAACATTTAATATTATAAATATTATACATAGTGATACTTTTGCTGGTATGGATGAAAATGAAAAAAAAACAATTGAAGAAAATATTAATAAAGATCTATTGAATATTACAAATATTGACAAAAGAATTAAAACAATATTATTTCAAAAAGATCCACTTAATTTTACTGAAATTAAAAATCAAAAATTACCATATTTAATTGTTGATTTAGCTCATATATTTGCATATACAGGTATTACAAATAAAGATCCTTATGGATCAACAGAAGTTTATATATCTGGACATTATGGTGAAGAAAAAGGTGAAAATATTTTTTTAAACATATTTTATCCTGATTATGTTGGACAAGAGCAACCAGATTCTGATTTAAAAATTACATCAAGACAAATAATAGAAGGTAAAACTAATATTATTAGAATTGAAAGTGACGGTTATTTCCTTTCAATTATAAATATATTATCAAATAAAGAAAGATTTAAAGATTTTGATAATTATTATCCATTAACAAAAATTAAAAATATGATGAAAAAAATTAAATTAAAAATACAATCAAAATATAAAGAAAAATATCATGATTATGATAAATTTGATATAGAGTTTGGTATTGGTAACTCTTGTGATGAATATTGTCTTAATAGATATAAATATATTCTTGAATTAACAATAAATTATATTATGCAAACAGATTTGGAAGAAGAAAGTATTATTGAGTTGATATATATGCAGTATATGGATAATTTTGGTATATGATCTAAAATATATGATAAATTAGTAATTTATTGAAAAGTTTTATTTAATTTTCCATTTTTTGTTTAAGACTTAAATATTTATTTTTATATTTTAAATATTTTTGTTCAAATTTTTGTTTTGTACTAACAAATCTATTATTAATACTTATAGGTCTTGTTAAACTTTTATTATCTTGGGTTCTTTTATCAAATACAGAGCTTTTTGAATTATTTAATACTTCTTGTGTATTAAGTCCATCATTAAAATATGTGTATTGGTTATCATCAGTATCTGCTATAGGTATTTTTCTATTATATGGACCTCTTGAATTTGGACTTAATTTTTGACTTGAATTTGGACTTGAATTTGGACTTAATTTTTGACTTAATTTTTGACTTGAATTTGGACTTAATTTTTGACTTGAATTTGGACTTAATTTTTGACTTGAATTTGGACTTAATTTTTGACTTGAATTTGGACTTAATTTTTGACTTGATTTTTGACTTGAATTTTGACTTCCTACTCCTGAAATTGGTGCTTCAGTTTCAGTTGGTGATAAAATAGATGCTAAATCTATTTTATTTAAGTTGTCTTTAATACTATTAACACTATTAACAATAGAATTATATTCTACATCAGTCAATCTTTTACCAAGTTCTTGTTCTAATTCTTCTCTATCTGATTTTTTTATAGAATATGAAAAAATATTCATTATATAATAATTTAGATTTTTTTAATTAAATTTATAATAAAATTTTTTAGTACATATTAACTTATTTATTTCATAAAAATTGAAATAATAATACATAAAGAGATATAAATACATAAATTATGGCTAGCCCAATTATATATTTTAACACATTTATTAATGATTTAAAAAGTAAAAATCCCAATCTAACTGTGGATGATCTTAAAACTGAATTATATAAACATTCTATTATGACTAAAAATTATGAAGATGAAAAACTTTTGCTTGTTTATCATAAATATGATATGCCAATAAAAACTAAGCTTGAAAAAGTTTGTAGATCTCTAGTTATAGAAACAACTAATTTTAATGTTGTATCTTATACATGTACAAATCCTGTCTGTAATAAAGAAGCACAACAAATACTTATCAATAATAGTTCTAATAAACCAACGTTTTTTAGATGCTATGAAGGAAGTTTAATGTCATTATTTAATTATAATGATAAATGGTATCTTTCAACTAGAAGATGTTTAGATTCAACAGAATCTGTATGGAATGAAAAAACCCATAGAGATATGTTTTTAGATGTACTTGATAATGAGGGATTAACTTTTGAAAATTTTTGTTCACAATTAGATAAAAATAAAGGCTATTATTTTGTATTAATACACCATAATTTAGAAAATATTATCAAATATGAAACTATTTTTGGTGAAAATTATAAAAAATTATGTTTAGCATTTGTTAGAGATAATGAAACACAAGAAGAAGTATTGAATTATGAATTACCTGAATTCAAAAACATCTTTTTACCAGAACAAATTACTATGGAAGAATTTGATGAAGAAAATAAAACCATTCAATCTGATCTAATCAGTGAAGGTGTTGTAACAAAATTAATTGTTAATGATGAACATTATTTATTAAAATTGCAAAATCTTTCTTATCAATTTTCTAAAGCCATTGGTTCTGTCTCTAATATTTATAAAGGTTACATTTATTTGTACCAAACTGGTAATTTAAAAGGATACATTGTAAATCATAATAATCATAAAAATTTTGATAAAATAATTAATCCTTATAATCCTTCAGAACAATTTGATACAATTGGTGTAGTTGATGCTGTATTTAAAGTTTTAACTTCAGAATTATTTGAATTATTTAAAATGTTATGGAACTTGAAAACAAATGAGCATTTAAATCCTGCACTTTATCAAATTCTACCAAAAGAATATAAAGATGTGTTGTTTGCTCTTAGAGGAATTTATTTCCAAATGAGAAGTAAAAATGCGACTGAAACAGTAAAAATTATGTTTGGTATTAAAGATATTTACAATTATTTGAAATCTTTCGATGTTGATCATATTTGTGCATTATTAAGACAAAGAAAACTAATGTTTAATTGGATTATTAATAATGGTATTAATGATAATATAGAACTTAAAAATTTTAGAAAAATTTCTGATAAATGTGATGTAGTACATCTTAAACTAATTGCAATATATATAAACAAATTATTTCCAGAAATTTTAAATTCTGATTTACCATATATAAATATTCAACAAGAAACTATAAATAGTACAAATTAAAATAACGTAAAATATATATAGTACAATGTAAAATACAACTAATAATTACAAAATTTATTTTATAAAAAATTGAAAAATAATAATATATAAATTTATATTGAAACTAATGAATCCATATAATTTTATATTTGAAAAATTTACATATAATGTAAATACAATATCAATTAATAATTTTAATTTGAGTATAGGAAGTAAAACACTTTTTGAAAATTCATCACTTTCTTTGTCTTATGGTAATAGGTATTGTTTAATAGGGAAGAATGGTTATGGTAAAACATCATTATTAAAACAATTTAAATATTTATGTGATGATGAAAAATTAAGAATATTATATGTTGAACAAGAATTAATTTTAGATGAACGTAAACCATTACAATTTATTCTTGATTCAAATGTAAAACTTAAATTTTATCAAGATCGTGTTAATATGTTACAAGAAAAATTTGAATCAACTACTGATTTTAGTGAAGAACAATATAATGAATTAACAGAAGCACAAATATATTTAGATAGTTTCAATCCAGATAAAGAAGAAGCACTTGTTAATAAAATATTATTTGGTCTTGGATTTACAACTGATATGTTAGAAAAATCAAGTAATCATTTTAGTGGTGGATGGCAAATGAGATTATCATTAGCTAGATCATTATATTTAGAACCTGATTTATTATTACTAGATGAACCTACTAATCATTTAGATTTAGAAGCTATTATTTGGTTATCAGATTATTTACAATCATGGAAAAAAATAGCAGTAATTGTTTCTCATAATTTAGGTTTTATTAATAGTATTTGTACGCATATTTTAAATATTGAAAATAAAAAACTTATCAGTTATAAAGGTAACTACAATAAATTTAAATCTGCATATAATAAAAAACTTTTAGAGATGAAAAAAGAATATGATAAATATGATAAAAAATTAAAAGAACAAAAGAAAAAAGGATTAACTGGTGATAAACTTTCTGAATTTATTAAAAAAAATCAAGTTGAAAGACCTGAAAAAGATTATGATGTTATTATTAATTTTTTAGACACAAGAAAATATAATAATAATGTTATAAAGATTGAAAATGTTTCTTTTTCGTATGGGAATAACAACATACTCGATAATATTACATTAGGATTAAGTATGGAATCAAGAGTAACTCTTGTTGGATTAAATGGGTGTGGTAAATCTACATTAATAAAATTAATAAAAGGAGAAATACAACCTACATCTGGTGAAATTATCATTCAAAATGGTATAAAAATTGGTTATTATAATCAACATTTTGATCAACAATTACCATATGATAAAACACCAATTGAATTCTTATCTGATTATGCACCAACATCAGACGATATTGGTAAAGTAATGATTAAACATGAAATTGTTAGATCTTATTTAGGGAAAATTAAATTAGAAGCATCTGCGCATAATAAATTAATTGGTGAATTATCAGGAGGTCAAAAAGCACGTGTTGCTTTTGTTAAATTAATATTTGAAAAACCACAAATTCTATTACTTGATGAACCTACAAATCATTTAGATATTGAAACTGTTGAAACTCTAATTGAAAGTTTAGAAACATTTGAAGGTGGTATACTTCTAATCACACATGAACCAGAAATGATAGAAAGATTAAGTAATCAAATTTGGATGCTAGATAAAAATACACATAAAATTAATACAAAAATTGAAACATATGAAGAATATTGCAATATTGTGTTAAAAGATTAAAAATAAATTTATCTTCTTAGTTTTAATAAAGCTATATTTTTTTTAAAGTTATTTATTTCAGTTTGATTAGTTACTAAATTAGATGCTTGATTAGTTACTAAATTAGATACTTGATTAGATGTTTGATTAGATGTTTGATTAGTTTTAGCAATAATTGGTTTTTTAGCAATAATTGGTTTTTTAGATATAATTGGTTTTTTAGATATAATCGGAGCTTTTGTAACAGGTTTGTAATAAACTTGTTTAGTTTTATTTTGTTGAGTTACTTGTTGTTTATCATCATCTAAATTTGTATATATTGTTAATAAAGATTTATCTAGAGCTTTTTTATCTTCTTCAATAGTTGGTTTAGGTGGAGGTTTATTAACCCAATAATCAACATTATTTGTAGGATGATTAAAATATTTATGATTAACAACATATTCAAATGCTTTTTTCCCTTCTAATGGTGCTTCAATACTTGAATCAATAACTGTTGGAACAATAGTTATATTTTCTGGAATTGTTACAAGTGTATCAATATTAATAAATTTAAAAAAATCTGTTAAATTATTTGTATTTATGTATTCCAAAAGTTTTATGCAAAATTTACATTCTTCTGAATGAAATAGAATAATCATTATATATATATATATTTTTATTTATATTAAACTAACAATATTTTTATTTGTTATCAAATATATAATATTTATTTTTTCGTTAAATAAATTTTTTACCATTAAACATATTAGTTAAAAATATTACTATGTTTATGTAATTCTTCATTAAAATGATTTTTTTGATTCTTCTAATGACTGATATATCACACATCTGATATTCTATAAACCCTGTTTGTCAAAGTTTCTATTTTATTGGTAATGTAAATATACTCTTACAAAACCATTACTACCTGCTGCATTTTGTCCACCACCAAAACCACTCCATTGTCCTGGTGCACCATCAGCATGTGTTGCACCACCACCATAATTTCGTGTACCATTTCCACCATTACCTCCAGCATTACCATTACCTCCAGAAGTACCTGCATTACCTCCGCCTCCTCCATGACCACCTTCAGCAAAACAAATATGTGCTCCTCCAACATGTATATTTGAATCTCCTCCTTTTCCACCACCACCTGCATCACTACCCTTACCTCCATTACAATTATTAGCACTTCCGCCATTACCTGCTCCGCCGCCTCCATTTCCAACTGCTATATTTATTTGTTGACCTGGTTGTATTGGATATTTAGAAATAGCAAAATATCCACCAGTACCTCCAGAACCTCCGCCTGCTCCATTAGTAGTCCTATTTGAACCACAGCAACATTTTCTTCCATTGCCTCCATGACCACCTCCACCTCCTCCTCCTCCCCAACCAAATGCACTAATATGTTTATATCCTACAGGAAGACTTACAGTTCCTGAAGCATTAAAATCTTGATATCTAGATTTAGCTAAATCTGATATGTCTACATTTTTTATTTTTATTCCAAGTGGAAAATTTTTTTCAAATGGTGTTGGTCCACCCTCTACACTGATATTTGATATTTTAGTATTTCCTGGATGATATATATTTGTTATATCAATACCTTTATATTTTATTGGCATTAAATATAAATAGATTTTTTATTTATTTAAATATTTGTTTTAAATATATGTATAATAATAATGGACGATTATATCTATGTCAATAATTATTCTATTTCTAAAGAATTATGCTTTGATATTATAAAACTATTTGAGAACTCAGAAAATAAATATCCTGGAATAACTGCATCAGGATTAAATAAAGATATTAAAGATACCAATGATTTTATGATAAAACATACTGATAAAAAATGGGAAAAAATATACAAATTTTTACATAATGAAATAACAATAAATTTAAATAAATATTTTAAAAAATTAAATAGCATTGATGATTTTAATAATACTTATCAAAACACTAAATTTACTTTTCAACATTTTAATTCAAATAATTTTTACTATCCGTCAATTCAAATTCAAAAATATAAAAAAAATAATGGTAAATATATATATCATAATGATTCAGATATTGATTTAAAAGAAAATAAATACCGAATACTTACTTTTATTTGGTATTTAAATGATGTTCCCGAAGGTGGTGAAACTTTTTTTAATGGAAAAATATCAATTAAACCAGAAACTGGTAAATTAGTTTTTTTCCCTTCAACTTGGACATATCCTCATTGTGGTAAAATACCTTTATCAAATGATAAATATATTATGACTGGATGGATTTTTACTGATATTAATTAAATAATTTAAATTATTTAAAAGAATACAACATATTATTTATATGGAACCTTCTATATTAAAAATCAATATCAATGATGATGTTATAGATAAATTAGAAAATTATATAACTAATACAAACAATACAGATCTTTTTATACTTGATTTTAATAAAGTTAATTTTGACTTTATTGAAAAATTTGTTTATGATATAGCTTTATTTCATTTAAACAATTATAATATTGAATTAAATCATAATCATCAAATAGAATTTTGGATTAAAAATGGAAACGATTATGTTAATAGTTTACATTTTGATTGTGATGAAGTTTTAAGATCTGAAAATATTTTTGAATACCCACTATTGTCATGTGTAACTTATTTTGATGATTCTAATTATCCTTTTATTTTAACAGATATCGATGTTGAAAATTATAAATATAAAAATTTTAATGAATCTAAACAATTACACATATTATTTCCAAATAAATATACCCATGTTTCATTTGATCCAAAATATTATCATGGAGCTATTAATATTTTAGATGGAAACATTAATAAAAATAGATCATTATTAGCAATAAATATTTGGGATAAAAAAAAAAATTTAAAAGAGTATAAGAGTATAGAATTTGAAAATATTTACACAAAAAAAGAATCAATTATTAAAATTCAAAATAATATTGAATTTAATAATTATATTTTAACTGAAAACATATTAGATTTTGATTTTTATGAAACATTATTATATAACACCTCATTTATTAAAAATATATTTCCAAATATAATTATTGAATATATCAGAGAAAAAATAAAAGAAAAACAATTAGCTTTTAAAATTATTAATCCTATTAAATTAAACGAAGTAAATATAGTAGAAGAAAAAACATCAATAGAAAATATAGATTTTGCTAAAAAACAAATTTATCAACTTGAAAGTTCAGAAAAAAATAATTTAGTATTCAATAGGTTTTTACAAAGATTTACTTTTGAAAATATTTATTCTCAGAATGTATGTAATTGGATTATAAATGAATCAGAATTATATGCATCACAAAATGGTGGTTGGTCAACTTTAAGACATAGAGAATATCCAACAACTGATATTCCTATTCAAAAAATACATAGTATATATAATTTTATAATTTCAACATTTGAAAATATATTTAATAAAATATCTAAAGCATATTGTTTACCAGATGATACTAATTATAATATTATTGATATGTTTATAGTTAAATATCATCATGAATATCAAAATCAACTAGAATTACATCATGATGGATCTTTTTTATCTTTAAACATTTTGTTAAATGATAATAAAGAATTTGAAGGAGGAGGTACATTTTTTTATGATGGAATTATATCATATCTTAATCAAGGAGAAATGATTGTTCATTCAGGGAAAATAAAACATGCTGGATTACCTATAACTAAAGGGATACGGTATATTTTAGTTGGATTTATATCAATTGATGATTTTTTTTAATATATAAATTATTTATGTTTTACATCTCCATTAATAGTTAAATTACCTTTAATTAAAAAATCACCATTATTATTGATTTCAAAACCTCTTCCAAAATCCCAATTATCTCTACCATTCCAAGGAGTAACATATAATATTTTACGTCCATCATCTGGTGTATGAAAAATCCATTTATTATCACCACCTAGTACCAAGTTTGAATCTGTTTGTAATTCTCCAGCAAAATAACCATAACCGTCCCTATTTATAAATGATTTTATTTGTTTCCCATCAGGACCACATGCAATTGTACCACTACCATAAATATCAAAAGTTCTTATACCACCGCCCCAACCATCTGGCATATTATCTGGATCAAATCCATTTGTTGATAATTTATTGGTTATTTTTAAACTATTTGGCATTTTTAAACTATTAGTAGTAATTAACTGAGTAGCAGTACTTGATAAGTTTCGTACAGCTTCAATATCAGCTTGATAAATTATATTAATTGTTCTTTTAACATCATAAATTGGTTTTTTAACATCATCAATACTTTGAAAATTTTCACTTTCTTTATTAAAAAATTTTAAATAAATTATAATTAATAATATAACTATAAAATATATTTCACTTCTACAAATATTCATTAATAAATAATTATAGAAAATAAAAAATCTTTATAATTATTTATTTATATTTATATCTCCATTAATAGTTAAATTGCCTTTAATTAAAAAATCACCATTATTATTAATTTCAACACCTCTTCCAAAATCCCAATTATCTCTACCATTCCAAGGACTAACATACATTATTTTACGTCCATCATCTGGTGTATGAAAAATCCATTTATTATCACCACCTAGTACCAAGTTTGAATCTGTTTGTAATTCTCCAGCAAAATAACCATAACCGTCTCTATTTATAAATGATTTTATTTGTTTCCCATCAGGACCACATGCAATTGTACCACTACCATAAATATCAAAACTTCTTATACCACCGCCCCAACCATCTGGCATATTATCTGGATCAAATCCATTTGTTGATAATTTATTGATTATTTTTAAACTACCAGGTAAAGTATTTTTACTATCTTTAGTTATTTGAGTAGCAATATCTGACAAGTTTCGTATGGCTTCAATATCAGCTTGATAAACCGTATTAATTGTTTTTTTAACATCATCAATACTTTGAAAATTTTCACTTTCTTTATAAAAAAAATTTAAATATACTATTATAAATAACAAAATTATAAAATATATATCACTTTTACAAATATTCATTAATAAATAATTATAGAAAATATTTGTTTTATTATATTTTTTATACCTTTTTTATGTAAAATGCTGATATCTTTTTAAACATGTAAAAATTATAAATAAATAAAGTATTCACTAGTCTCCGTAGCATTATTAATGATATTTAATACTCGATTTTTATTTTTATTTTCATTATGCCCTATATTTTTATGATAAAAAACAGGTTTTTTATATTTTACAACAAGAATATTAAATATACTTTGGTCTACGGTATGATGGTATGTTACTAAAGGATAATTAATCTCGTTGTCTGTATAACATGTAAAATATACCCAATCATTTATAAAACTATTATTTAAATCGCATTTTTTAAATAAAAACCATGAATTTAATACATGTAGTTTTCTTAAGCATTCATAATCGTTATTTTTAACACCATCTCCAATGCTACCTGCTACACACAATTGTTCATTTACAATTACACAATTTATCTATATTTTCATTAAATCTTGTTTTGAAATATTGAGAACTATCAACATAATATAAAATGTCATCATCCTTCATTTTATCATACACTTCTTTTGTTATTAATGCTTTCCAAGCATTATAATATCCATCTCTTCTACCATTTTTATTTATCGAAGATAAATCCTTTTTATAAGATTAAACCATTCATTTTGTTTAATTTTTTCTAAATTATAATCATGAATAATCACTTGTTTTTGTGTATATTTATGTATAGATTGTATTATGAGTCTCTTGGTTGTATCAAACGGTTCATTGTTAGAATATACTACCAAATGTATAGTCATTATATAGTAATATAATTTTTTAAACGATTATTTTATCATTTATACAAAGTAATAAAAAGGGTAATAAACATCATATACATATGAGTTATATTTATTTGTTATCAAATATATTATTTGGTAAAAAGTAATTACAATTACTATATATCCAATTCAAATGTACGGTGATGAAAATTATATAATCCTAAATCAATATATAATTCTTGATAAAAATCATAAAAGTATTTACATGTTTTATCATATTCTTTTAGAAATTTTGTTAAATAATCTTTTACTAAAAGTAATTGATGTTTTGCTATAAATTCTTTAGATTTTTCAATGACTTTTTCATCAAGTTTTGACATCAAAAGGTACTTTATTAAATTTATATCTTTTAATGTAATTGTATTCATTATTTTTTTATTATTTGCATAATACTTTATTAATTTTTTATCAGCTGGTTTAAAACCATATTTATGGTTTCCATACCATGTATCACCTGTTAATAGTGTTAACATTACAGATAATTCTATGTTTTTATTATTACATTTTTTTAAACTATTATCAGTTATTAAAATTTTTTTAATATCAAATTTATCTTTATATTTTTTTATCAGTTTTAGTGTTATTTTAAGTAGAGTAGAACCTACATTAATATTAATATTATCTAAACACGATGTATAATTACCAATACCATGAATTTCTGCTATTTTATTTTCTTTATCAATTATAATTGCAACACATTCAAATTCATCTTTTGAATATAAAACATAATAATTTTTATCAATTGCTTCATTAAATATATATTCATAGTCATTATATATTACTTTTAATTTTTTACCACCACCTATTTGATCAGATAAAAAATGAAGTAATTGTGTTTTATTTTGTCTAATTAATTCTGATTTTCTATAAATAAATAATTTTAATTTATTATTCATATATCAATATTAGAAATAAATAATTATTTGTATGTATTACACTAATCATTTGTATGTATTACACTAATCATTTGTATGTATTACACTAATCATTTGTATGTATTACACTAATCATTTGTATGTATTACA